AGGTGGAACGCAATCAACTGCACAAGCCGCAACAATTGCTGGACTTCAGGCATATGTTGCACAAGCTGCACCAGCCGTTTATGCAGCAAGCGGAGAAACTGCAACTGCATTCATCGCAGGAACATCAGTATGGTCACTATTAATCGGAAGCCTTGATACAACTGGTCGCAGCATTTTCAATGCAGCTTCACCAATGAACGCCAATGGCCAATCAACTCCACGCGGATTGCGCGGCGATATGATGGGATTGGATTTGTGGGTTGACCAAAACATGGTGAGCACCACAATTGATGATGCGGCATTCATTGTTAACCCAATGAGCATTGCCATTTACGAATCCCCTAAGCTGACGCTTTCCGTAAATGTGGTCGCAACTGGTGAAATTTCCACAATGCTCTATGGTTATTTTGCGACAAAGACACTTGTTTCCGGTGGTCTGCAACGCTATAACCTAACCTGATAAAACCCTAAGCCGCTTACAGGGCTAGGAGGCCCTGGCCCTGTAAGCCTTATCAAAGAAAGGAATGATGATGGCCGCAACTTATGTGACTATGCAAGAATTACGCGATTCACTGGGAATTGGCACGCTCTATTCAGATGCTACGGTTGAAGAATGTGCTCAAACTGCTGAAGATCTCATCAACTCATTTCTTTGGTTTAACACTGCACCAATTGTTGCAACTGGGCGTTCAGCAAATGTGGCAACGGCAATCATTGCAAACCCTGGTCAATTTGTAGTTGGTCAAGTTGTAACAATTAGCGGTTGCGGTGCAGGATTTAATGGCGCAAAAACAATCACTAGCACAAGCCCTTATCCAACTTCAGTGAGTGCCCCTTATCTTCCAAGCCGTTGGGTGTTCCCGCTTGGATACCAATACATTCAATACGCAAGCACTGGAACCGATGAATTGATACACCTTGTTCTACCTTATGGAACGATGACTGGCCCTGATCATAAAACTGCTTCTTACGCCAACACCGCAGCAATTCGTTCAGCCTCAATGATATTGGCAACAAACATTTGGCAATCCCGACAAGCTACGCAGAACGGCGGAATGGGCGTTGATGGATACGCTCCAAGCCCATTTAGAATGTCAAACACATTAATGGCATCAATTCGCGGCTTGCTTGCGCCGTACCTTAGCCCAGGCGCAATGGTTGGATGAAAGATGCCACCAGTCGCACTGACAACACTTCGCACAACGATAGCAACGGCTTTAGCCAATGCCGGTGTGTGGTCAACCTTCAGCTTCCCGCCCCCAGTAATTCTTGCCAACTCAGTGATAGTTGCGCCCAGTGACCTTTATTTAGTTCCATCAAATAACTCACAGGCTTCAATCTCATGCATGGCAAACTTTAAAATTATTATGACCGTGCCGTATCTTGATAACCAGGGAAATTTGAACGGCATTGAAAGCACGATTGTGGCCGTGTTTAACAAACTAGCTTCATCAACTTTAGTATTCAACATCACCGGTGCTTCAGCTCCTTCAGTGTTGGATGCACCGAGCGGGCCCATGCTCACATCGGATTTTAGTATCACCGTTCTTACCACTTGGTCATAGGAGATAAAATGAGCGACACAAACGCAGAGAATTTGGCTTGGCTTGTCAAAGTCGGTCAGATCAAAGATACAAAGGCTGCGAAGCCAACGACAACAGAAACAGAGGAATAAAACATGGCAATCTATCTAAATAACAATGTTGGCGTGAAACTTGCAACCGCAGCCGCGCCAACAGTTCCATCAATTGACATCTCATCTTATGTGAGCGCAATTACTTTAACGCAAATTGTAGATGAGCTGGAAGTCACAACAATGGGCGATCTTTCTCACAAGGTAGTTGGTGGATTGCAATCTGCCACTTTACAAATTGACTTTTTTAATGACTGGGCAGCAACGCAAGTTATGACAACACTTAATGCGGCATTTGCAACGACTTTAGCCGTTTCCATGATTACAGTTAAGGGAACCGCAGTAAGCGCAACAAATCCTTCATACCAGTTCTCAATCTTTGTCAATAACCTAACCCCAGTCGGTATGGGCGGCGTTGGCGATGAAGCTGCATCCAGCATCTCATTTACAGTAAACACAGTCGTGACCGTTTCTCCAACGGTTGCATTCTAAGGAGCAAAAAATGGCACGCTTGAAAATCACCAGGGCCTCAGGGGATGTGATTGTTCCAATCACCCCCGTGGTTGAATATGCGTTTGAAAAATACACAGGCAAGGGAATCCATAAGCAATTTCGTGACGAGGAAAAACAGAGTGACATCTATTGGTTAGCGCATAACGCGCTTTCCCGTGTAGAGGTCATTCCGCCATTTGGTGAAGAATGGTTGGGAACCTTGATTGCGGTTGAAGTTATGGATGACGAGCCCGAAAAAAAATAGAACGGGCAAGTTTCACCTATCTAGTGGCCTCACTAGCGGTGGAGCTCAAGATAAGCCCCAACGAAGTTTTAGATCTTGATGAAAGAATGTTCAAAGCCGTGCTTCAGGTACTAAATGACAGAGCAAAGGAGAGGGCCCGTGCCACTAAACATAACAGGCGTTGAACCCACTTTGAAGGCCATGCGCAAATTTGATAGAGACTTGACCAAGCAAATGAACATTGAAATTAAAGCTGCAATGTTAACGATTCGTGATAAAGCGCGTGGAGATGTGCCCCAGGGATTCCCGACATATCTTTCAGGATGGGAAAAGCGCGGCAAGGTACAAAGCCAAGCGGTGTTTAACACTAGCGGCCGAGTGCGTAAGTTTCCTCTTTTTGACACGGCTGAAGTTAAAGCCGGAATTGTCTATCGCCAAGGCAAAAGCATTCAGAACCGTCAGGGCTATCGCGCTCAGTATTATGTGCGCAACAACTCAGCAGCCGGAGCAATTTACGAAACAGCCGGCCGCAAATCCGGAGCTGATGGTCAAACTTGGGTCGGGCCAAAGGGCAGGGGAGACAATGTCAGCCGGTCAAACAATCCTGATGCGGGTAAATTATTTATTGGCGCGATGGGTTCACTTTACGGAAAAGGATTTGACCGAGGCCGTTTGATATTTAAGGCATGGGAGCAAGATCAAGGCAAGGCCACCTTAGCCGTAACCACTGCCATTGATAAAGCCGTCAAGGTGTTTAATGACACCGGTGGTGCGGGTACTCAATCCGGCTATAAGTTGGCCTCATAATGCCAAATTTATTAGTCAGCGCAACTACACGCTATGACCCTAAGGGGTTAAACAAAGCCAAGAAGCACATCACAGGGTTTGAAAAAACCGTCAAAGATTTGGGAAAGATTTTTGCTGGAGTATTCTCAACGCAAAAGGTGTTGGCATTCGGTAAAGCTTCCGTTCAAGCGTTTATTGAAGATGATAAAGCCGCCAGGGTGTTATCTCGCACGCTTACCAATTTAGGCCTAGCATTTGCTGATCCATCAGTCAAAACCTTTATAGGCGACTTAGAAAAGCAATATGGCGTGCTTGATGATTTTTTGAGGCCGGCCTATCAGAAATTACTCACCACCACTGGAGATTTGACTAAGTCTCAAGATTTGTTGAAAACTGCCCTTGACCTCAGTGCACAGAGTGGGGAAAGCGTTGTTTCAGTTGCCAGCGACCTTGGCCGTGCATATGCGGGAAACACTAAGGGGCTGCAAAAATATGGCTTAGGTTTGACAAAGGCTCAATTGGCTGCAATGTCATTTGAAGAAATCTTGCTCAAGATAACAGAAATTAGCAAGGGGCAAGCTGCCATTGCTGCCAATACTTATGCAGGTAAATTAGACAAGCTTGAGGTTGCTGCTGCTAATGCCTCAGAAACTATTGGCGGGGCCTTAGTTGATGCATTTGCCACAATAGCCGGGGATGGCAATCTAGACAAAGCAATTGACAAGATTGATTTGCTCTCTCAAGGCATAGCAACTCTCATTTCTCCTTCACGCATGAAGGCACTTTTTGCCGGAATAGATTTGAAATATGGCTTGATTCCAATGAACAAGCCCGCCATTGATTACGGCGCAGCCCAACAAAGCCCTGGTGAACGCAATGCTGCCGTTGCATACAATAAAAAACTAGCAGCACAAAAAAGAGAAGAATTAGCCTTACTGGCAGCCAAGAACAAGGCTGCAAAAGAAGAAGCGCAAATGAAGAAAGATCAAGCGGCTTTAGACAAGCTAAAAGAAAAGTTTGACTTAGAACGCATTGGCCTGAATGTGGCATTGAATCAGGCTACTGATGAGGAAACAAAGGCACGCATTCGGGCTCAAATTGCAATACTTGATGAAACTGGCAAAACTGCTCAAGCTGCCAATGATGCCTTGGTCAAGGCTCAAGCCCAAAAATTAGACCAAGAAATAAAGGCCGCAACCGCATTGGCTTATTTAGCCTTTTCAGCAGGTTCAGCGTCAAATTCTTTAATTAACATGGCTGGCCGAATTCCGGGAGTCACATTTAATCCAGCGCAACAACCCGACCGCAATTATGTGCCATCTATTCCGGCCACCAACTTGCCTCCAAAAATGCCTGACGGCACTCCCGCATTTGTTCCCGGCACCGATTACAACCCAAGTCAACAACCTGACCGCAATGTTGACCAAAAAGCGGCCATTTCGGTTGTGGTCAATACTGGGCCATCTATGGCTGATGAGAATGTGATTGTGGATGCCGTCCAAGCCGCACTCAACGAAATTGCACGCCGTGGTTATCTGACTACTTATGCCGGAGCGTTACCAGCATGACAGTGCCAGTTATTAATTGCTTTATAAACTTCAGCACGGGCCCTAGTTTTGCTCAAGCCATGATTTTAGATCAAGGCATTCTTGGCACTAATGTTTTAGCCGAATCAGCAGCTCTCATTGTTGATGTTTCGAATGTTGTGGATTCCATTAATACTAGGCGCGGGCGTAATGCTCAGGCTGACCAATTTCAAACAGGAACACTCTCATTGCGCATAGTTGATCAAAACGGTGATTTCAACCCAATGAATACGGCCGGGCCATATTATGGACTCTTGACTCCAATGCGTAAAGTGCAGATAACTGCCACATTTGCCGGTGTCACTTATCCAGTCTTTAGTGGGTTCATCACTTCGTTCAGTACGACCACGCCTCAAAGCGCGGTAGGTGATGTCGTTTACACAACAATCCAAGCCGTTGACGCATTCCGCTTGGTTCAAAATGCGCAGATTTCAACCGTTGCGGGAACGAGTGCTGGTCAATTAACTGGAGCCCGTATCAATAACATTCTTGACCAAATCAACTGGCCTAATTCCATGAGAGATGTGGATCCCGGATTGACCACAGTGCAGGCAGATCCGGGCACGGCGCGAACCGCGCTTCAAGCTTGTCAGACAATTGAGACGACAGAATTTGGTGCATTCTATGTGGATGCAGCCGGGAGTTTTGTTTTCCAAGATAGAAATTTAACGGCTTCAAGCGTTGCAGCCACTCCGGTTGTGTTTAACGATGATGGCACGCCTATTGATTACTTTGATGCTAAATGGGTAACAAATGACACCCTTGTTTACAATGAGGCCAACATCACTGCAACCGGCTTGGCCACTCAAACTGCCTCCGATGCAGCAAGTATTGCCAAGTATTTTTTGCATTCTTACAACCAGCAAAATCTATTGATGCAAGACACCGCAACCGCGCTCAACTATGCCCGTGCTTATGTCGCTTCGAGAGCTGAAACGAGCGTGAGATGTGATGAAATTCAGTTGGATTTATACACGGCCGATTATGACACAGGCATAATTGCAGCCCTTGACCTTGATTATTTTGACCCAGTAACCATCACAACCAATCAACCAGGTGGAACAACACTAACCAAGACTCTTCAAGTCTTTGGCAAATCTATGGAAATCACGCCAAATTCTTGGCGAGTTAAAATGACGACACTTGAGGCCATAATTGATGGTTTCATTCTAGACAGCACTTTGTCAGGTATTCTTGACGAGAGTGTTTTGAGTTACTAAGGAGCAAAAATGGCCACTGAATTTCCATTCGTTACCGGTGAGGTACTAACTGCCGCAGCTATGAACACGCTGGTGGCATTTGATGTTACTGCTGATAAAACAGTTGATTACACGGCGGTGTTGACAGATCAATATCAGCAGCTTGTTTCAATGAATAAAGCCACTGCCATCGCCTTCAAGATTCCAACCAATGCCTCAGTAGCATTCGCCGTGGGTACCGTGATTACAGTGCTCAATAAAGGAGTTGGCGCAGTAACAATTAGTGCAGTGACACCAGGCACAACAACCGTTCTAAGTGCGGGGGCAACTGCTGCCTCTCCAACTCTTGCACAATACAAATCAGCAGCTTGCATCAAGGTTGCGGCTGACACTTGGTATGTTGTGGGAGCAATTGCATAATGTTGAATAGTCTTGTTGCCATTTATGATGGTGGAAAAATCGCCTTGGATGTTGATTACTTAGTAATTGCAGGTGGTGGTGGCGGTGGTTCATCCAATAACTCTGGCGGCGGTGGTGCTGGTGGATATCTAACTGCCACACTGACCGCTTTATCTTTGGCCACCAACTACACAGTAACAGTGGGCGGCGGTGGTGCTGGTGGAGTTGGCTCAGATCAGACAGGAACAATAGGTTCTAATTCAGTATTTAGCAGCGTTACTTCCACAGGTGGCGGTGGTGGTGGTGGCGAAAATAAAGCTGGTGGGAATGGCGGTTCATCAGGTGGCGGTGGATACAGTGACCAAGCTGCCGGAACTAGAACAGCTTCGCCAGTGCAAGGCAATAACGGCGCTGCTGGTTCAACCGGTGGTTCTCCTTTTCCAGCAGGCGGTGGCGGTGGCGCAGGCGCAGCTGGTGGTGGAGATTTAACTTTATTTCAACGCTCTCAAGGCGGTAATGGTTCTGCATCATCTATTACAGGTTCATCAGTAACACGCGGTGGCGGCGGTTCAGGTGGTCGTTCATCAACTGCACTAGCTGGAGGAACTGGCGGCGGTGGTAATGGCGGTCAAAACGGCGGCACTGCTCCAACCGCAGGTTCAACTAATCTAGGTGGCGGCGGTGGTGGTGGTGCTGGTCATAATGGCGCAGCAGGTGGCTCAGGTTTAGTTATTTTGAGGTATCCATCAGCAAGCGGAACAATCACTATTGGCGGCGGCTTGACGGGATCTACCGCAACAGATGGTGCATATAAAGTAACAACTATCACTGCGGGCACCGGGAATGTGAGTTGGGCATAATGGCACATTACGCATTTTTAGATGAAAACAACATTGTCACAGAGGTGATTGTTGGAATCGATGAAACAGAGACCATTGAAGGTTTAGAGCCTGAGCTTTGGTATGCCAACTTTAGAGGGCAAACCTGCAAACGCACGAGTTATCATGGCAACATAAGATTTAATTATGCGGGCATAGGTTATTCCTATGATGCAACGCGTGATGCTTTCATTGCACCTGAGCCTGAAAACAATTTAGGGTTTGACGAAACAACTTGTCAGTGGATAGTGCCAAAGGTAGAAATGCATGGAGACTAGTGCGAACGGCTGGCCAGCCTCTAAGGATCAGGCTGAGTTAGGGATTAAGTCCTATTCAGTACCGGGCACGGCAATCAAATTGCGATGCGCTGAAGCGGTTGCACCTTTGCTCATTGGTTTAGCTGCTGAATTTCATGAGCTGATTGAGCCGCTTGATGTGGGTTCACTTGACGATTGGGGATATTGTTACCGGCCAATCCGTGGGCAGACTGCCAAGTTGAGCAATCACTCCTCCGGAACAGCTTTAGATCTAAATGCCTCAAAACATCCTTTGGGTGCAGTGGGCACATTTCCTTTAGAAAAAGTACCAATGATAAGGGCCTTGGCAAAAAAATGGGGATGCATTTGGGGCGGTGATTACCGCAGTCGCAAGGATGAAATGCATTTTGAAATCGCTATTAGTGCAGCCAAGGTGGAGGCATTAATTAAGAAAATACAAGGAGACGAAAAATGAACCAGCAAATCAAAACGGCGGCCTTGTCGTATTTACGAGCTTCACTCGCATCAGTTGCAGCCCTTTACCTATCCGGGATTTCTGATCCTAAGATTCTGCTGAACGCACTATTGGCCGGCTTTATCGGGCCTATCTTGCGTGCGGTTGACCCTAAAGATTCATCAATCAATTTGGGCAAGAAGTAAGATGGAGGCCCAGGCATGGGTGGCCGTTGTTGTAGGCGTGATGGCCATCCTGTCCGGGCTTTATGCGGCAGTCCGGTTTATTGTCCGGTCAATAATGTCCGAAATAGGCCCCAAGGCGAACGGGCATAGCCTAAAAGAGCAGGTCAACAGGCTGGAAGCACGCCTTGACCATATTTACACTATCCTTTTGGAGCGTTAGACACGCCGAACGGTGTTGATGTTGTACATCTCGTACATATCGTCTATATTTGGTTTATCGCAACTCGGCGATATAGACGAAGGGCCTCACATGTCAAGAATGGCAGATTTATACATTGAAATTAGTGACCAGTTAAGCAAACAATCCAAGGCGTTCCAAGCTGCGGCTGACTGCATGTGCGATACATGCGAGCAATATACAATCAAAGAGATTGATGCCCAATTTAAGAAAATGAGTCAGTCATGAAAATAACCTTAGAGCTTACCAAGAATGATTTTGAGCACCTAACCACAACCTCAATGCAATGGGGCAAGGATTGGGAAAAGAAGGTAATGCGTTTTGAGCCGGTTATTCATGACACTGAAATCTCATTTGCCTGGGGTTATGCCCATTGGGTTGATACATATTCTGATTACATCTTAGCTTCAGCATTCCTTAAATCCATCGCTGAACCTCATGAAGCTGCATTCGATATTGGAACCGGCGAGGTTGTCATTCTGACTGATTACGCTGGATCGTGGGAAATTATATGAGCATCCTAGAACCGGAGTATTTGAGCACAACTGAGATGGCACACATTTTGGAAATCACGCCAAGCACATTGCGCCGTTTAGTACGCGAGCGCAAGATTGAGGCATATAAGCCCCTTGGCGGTCATTACCGTTTTGATATGGATAAAACAATTCAAACCTTTTGGAGAATGGAAAGCGAGGATTCAAAATGATTGATTTTCTTTCAACATTGTCGGATGCAGGTGTTTTCATTGGTTCCGTGATTGTTCTTGGCATTCCGATGATTGCCGGATTCTTGCTTGGCAAAGAGATTGGTTTAGATCAAGGCCATCGCGCCGGGTTCGACTTAGGAAAGGCGGTGGGCAAGCGTGAAACCACCAGCAGTCAGCGATAACGCGGTAATCATTGCACGCAACGCCAAGCGCACATCAGTAGATGCAGCAATGCGCAAGTATCCTGAAACCGGGTCATTGCGTTTGAGGATTTATGAGCTGCTGGTCAGGGCTGGATTGCGTGGAGTAACCGATTATGAAATTGAGGCCACTTTGTCCATTCCGGGCAATTCGGTCAGGCCCTTGCGTAAGTCCCTGGAAACACAGGGATTCATTATTGATTCAGGGCTTACTAGAAAAAACCAAAACGGCAATGAATGCACCATTTGGCGTGCAGTGGATGAAGGGATGATGTTATGAGTTTCAACATGGATGATTATGTGGATGTGGCCGAAAGAATGCGCAAGATTAAGGAGATATTTCCTGAAGGCGTGTTTAGACCAGCGAACCCAAATGAGCCTTTCAAGGTTGTTGAGATTGGTGGCCTCACTTATATTGCGTACACTGCCGCGTTCTATCGTGACCCGTTTGATCCATGCCCTGCCATTGCATGTGCTTGGGAAGAAGTACCAGGGCGCACCCCATACACAAAGGGCAGTGAGCTGATGAATGCTGAAACAAGTGCTTGGGGCCGATGCGCCATTGCAGTGGGATTAGCTTCAAAGAAAATTGCAAGTGCTGATGAAATTAAGGCACGCCAAGAAGTACACAAGGCAACGGTTACAAAGATAAAAGAAACGCAGCAAGAACAACATGATCCGTGGGCAACACCGCCAACACCGGCTGAAGCCTTTGATGCCTGGCATTGCAAGCATGGCGATAGAACAGTGCTTGAAGGTGAGAAGAATGGCCGTGCGTACTATGGCATGCGCTGCACAAACTATGTAGTCAAGGAGCAATGTGAGCCGATTTGGTTTGCCCTTAACAGTGAAGGCAAATGGGTTCCCAAGATTGCTGCGGTGAAGTAATGGGCGAGATTACCTACATCAAGGATGGCTTGGCCACCACGATTCACCAGGATGGATCTACATCAGCTAAGGCAACTGGTGAGGTGTTATGTGATGGATGCAGCAAATATCAATTCCTTGAGGGTGGCATCGCCTATCGTGAGCATGGGGAAACCGTGTTATGGCTATGTGTCTATTGCAAATGAGCATTGAGTTTGAGTGCCGTAGATGCAAGAAAGTCACTAGGCAGATTGAGCGCATAATCACTGACAACCTTCCTGAGCATGTCAAAGTCCTTCAATGCACCCGATGTGGCACTATGGGTGTGTGTTTATTGGAGGCTCAATCATGACCCAACGCAAGCTGATTCACATCCTTGTTGTTGTTCAATGCATTTTGGTCATATTGATGATATGGCTTGCAACCCAGTAGTTATCCACAGGGGTTATCCACAGGCCTTGATAACTGTGGGAAACGCCCAAGATTCACGCTGATGCTTGACTCAAGATATACGATGCATAGCGCACGGCAGGGCCCTTTAGGGATAGCCCGGCGGTGTGTTGTGCATCTATTGGCAGGGCTATGT